ATGTATGGATGCGTTGTGCTTCGGTTATTCAGTTATTCACTTGGATGATATTGTTGATGGGGAGTTTCCATATATCAACACCGTTAAGCGTCAGAACGTATCACCTGACCGAATCACTATTGGTTCGTTTCCCTATATGACAACTGGGTGCAAGATACAAGAGGAAGAAGAATACAAGAATTGGTATATCTTCGTTGGTACACCTAATGATACAGGCGCATCACGTTGCGGATATGGATTGTTTTGGGAGTTATCTATCTATGAGATATTTATGCGCAACCTACTTGGGTTTAACGGAGATTTCTTTGAGTTATTCTCACAACCATTCAGAGTTGGTAAGACTAACAAAACTAACGAAGCCGAACGTCAAGAGTTCGCTAATACCTTAGCGCAGATGGGTTCATCAGGTTGGGCGTTATTGGATGACATTGGTGATAGTATCGAGTTCATCGAGACATCACTTGGTGGTAGTGGATATAAAGGGTATGATAACTTTGAGGCAAGACTTGAAGCTAAAGTATCGCAGATAATACTCGGTCACGCTGATGCTATGAAGTCAGTGCCTGGCAAGTTAGGTAATAGTGGTGAAGAATCACCTGCACAACAAGCAATGGAAGACAAAGCTACTAAGGACGCAGCCTTCATCCTACCATTAGTTAACAAGCAACTATTCGACCGCTTACGAGCATTAGGCTTCAACATAGCTGAGGGTTCAGTAGCGTGTATGATGAACGATAGTGAAGAAGTTGAGAACGCTAACACTATCGCAGACCTAAGCGTTAAGATTAAACAAGGTGGATTACAGATGGATGGTAAGTACTTCACCGAGAAGACAGGCATACCATTAGCGGAGATAGTCGCACCAACACCAAACGCACCTACGTTTCCTGCGAAGATTCAGAATAAGTTGAACCAAATGTATTCTAAACATACGCACTAATGGAATATAGCAATAGTCAAATAGAGAAGTTAATCAAAGGCATTGAGGACGGTAGTATTACCGAACTTGATTTGCCATTGGATTACTATCAAGCGTTGACTAAGTACTTAGAGAAAGCGGTCTTAGAAGGATTTGGAGTAGGCTTCGATGCCATTGCTACCGATACCTTCTTGCAAGAGTTAGTAACGAATGTGTATATGTTCGGTGCTGCTAAGACCTATCAACAAGTCAAGGAGATAAGTAGTTTACTAACGGATGAGAACGGCAATGTAAGAACATCTCGTGAGTTCAACGACATCGCACGGCAGACGTATGATAATTGGAATGATAATTGGGGAAGAACTGAATACAACACCGCAATCGCACAAGCAGATAGCGCATCAAAGTGGCAACGAATCGAACAAGAGAAAGATGTGTTACCTATACTTGAATACTCGGCAATCGGTGATGCGTGTGATATATGTCAACCATTGGATGGTATGACCGCACCTGTAGACGATCCGATATGGGATAGCGTTGCACCAACTAATCACTTCAACTGCAAGTGTATCGTCTTACAACACGATGAGAACAAACCATTAACCGAATCACCTGAAGATATTGTTGGTCCTGTTGTCGAGCAGATGCAATCGAAAGGGCAAGATATATTCATCAACAACGTAGGGAAGACAGGAGAGATATTTACCGCAGACCATCCATACTTCGATGCACCTGCTGAACTTGGACAAAATAACTTTGGATTACCATTACCTAATTTTGAAGAAGAATGAGTACAATAATACACAAAGGCTATAAAGCCAATATGACAATCGATATGATTAACGCTTGTCTTGATTTTTGGAAGGTGCGCAACCGACCTGTTGAAGAGATAATGTTACGTCCTGATAAGTGGGCAGAGTTTAGACGTGGAATGCTCGAACTCAAACCTGAATGGGAAGCAGACCTTGAACACTTTGGTCAAGTATCATTCAAGAACGTAACTATCAAAAAGGGTAGTGAGTTTATGGATAAAGCATTGATGGAAAAGCTAAGAGTATTAGTTTACGATGACGAACATAAAGAGATGGTAAAACAACAACAACAAGACACCGACTTAGGATAATGGCTATAATGAACCGATTTAACTTCCAACAGATTAAAGCAAACTTAGAACGAACTAAGCGTGAGTTACCTATGAAGTTATCTGCTCAAGCGGAGAATCATTTTGCCGAAGCGTTTACTAAAGGTGGATTAGATGAGTATAAGTGGAAGGAAGTTAATCGAAGAATAGATGGAACGAAAGAGTACAAGTATAAGCCGAAGGGGATAAGCCTATCGGCTAACCGAAGCAATCCAATCTTGGTTGGTACAGGTACACTTAGACGCAAGGTATCAAGGTCAGCAGTTGAACGTACGTTTCAACGCATACGATTAGCAGTAGACCTACCATACGCAGCTATTCACAACGAAGGCGGTCAAGCAGGACGCAATCACGCAACAACTATTCCTGCACGACCTTTTATGAAACAAACGGCAGTATTAACAACTATGCAGACGGCTTTGATTCGTCAGTATATGGATAAAATTTGGAACACTTAACACAACAACAATGGCAAGAACAGTACAAGAATGCAACGATTATTTAGTAACGCAGTTAGTGGCTCAACTCGGTAGTATCGGCATCACGATTAATCCGAACACTTGGTCAGCAAGGAATCTTCTAAGGGCGGTATGCTATACGTTTGCGGTTGCTCAATCACTTGCCGAGCAGTTACAAGATATACAAATAGCGAAGATGCAAGAGATATTAGAGAAGTCAGCGTCAGGTAGTGCGAAGTGGTTACAAGATGCGGTGTTTAGATTCCAATACTCGGCAGCGACACCGCAATACTTGACCAACGTAGGTGGTGTGGTTGAATATCCTGTTGTCATCCCATCACTACGAATCGTGACGGCTTGTTCGGTATCAACTAACTTCGCTAATCAAGTATTAGTTAAGGTGGCTAAAGGAACAACGCTTACTACCTTAACATCTCCTGAAGTAACGGCATTACAAGCCTATGTGTTACTCAAAGGAACGGCAGGTATATCATACGTTGTATCATCAACGGCATCTGATAAGATTCGTATCGAAGGAAGTATCTACTATCAAGGTATCTACGCTTCGGTCATCAATACCAATGTTATTACTGCATTGAACACTTACCTTGCAAACTTATCGAAGACGAACTTCGGTGGTGACATCAAGGTATCAGATTTGGAGACACTTATCCGTCAAATTGAAGGTGTCAATGATGTTGTATTTGAACGAGTATCTTGTCGCTTGGATGGTTCAGCCGTTCTTACTGGTGTTGATTTAGTCTTGGCAGGAGATTGGGTATTGAGAAAATATACATCAGGTGCAGGATATTTAATCGAAGAAACTACCGCAGGGCATACCTTTACGGACACATTAACCTTTATAGCTGAATAATGGCACAACTATTCAACATCGATATAACCAAACTTGTATCCGACTTATTACCATCTAATAAGCGAACTACTTATATCAAGACCTTATCATCAGGATTACTATCAGCGTTCAATCGTATGTATCAGATATTCTACAAGTCTATGATAGGTGATACAACGGCAACCACTTGGAGTGCAGGTACGTATACATCAGGTGCGCACGTTAAGTACAAGGATGGGTCAGTTTACGAGTGTATGGTGGCATCTACTACCACAGAACCAACCGCATCAACTGATTGGTTACGCATACTTGATAGTTTTATTGGATCGGATGAAAGTCAGAACTTCAACGCTACTAAGTTAGAATTGGAATACGCATTGAATAAACGATTCGGTACTACATACGTCAATCCTCCAAGCGTTAGTCCCATATACATATCCAACATCACACCTCCTGTTATCGTGTTTCGTGTGGGTGGTATTGAATCAATTTCATCATCATCGTATAACAATGGAAGTGATTCATTCGTAATAAACGATTATAGTTTCCCATTACCTGCTAACTTTACCATCAACATACCAAACGCAACATACAACGCATTGGGCACAACTAAAGAAAAGATAGTGCGAATGTTCGTTGATAAATACAATACTATTCCCTTAACTTATACAATAACACCATACTAAAAAAATGAAAAACCTTTTAACAAACTCAATCTCAACAACCGTTGGATTCCCTGTCAAATCAGGAACATTGGACTTCCTTCAAACCGCATCAAGCGAGATGCTAATTGCCATAGCACGTTCAATAGTTGGCAAAGGATATTCTGCATCTGTACCCTATGCGTTGTATGGATGCAACAACACAGGTTCAGGATCTTCTTATGTCATTCAAGAAGGTGCTATTTTATGGAATGGGGTATTGTATCTTGTACCTGCGGTTAGTTTTACATTAACAGGAGGAAATTCGGTGTTTGTAACAAAATCAACAACTTATGTGACAACTAATGCTGACCCTGTTACGTTCACTGATGGTGTTGCAAGATATGTTCATGCTGATACTAAGATGTCGGTGATTCAAAGCGCAATATCACCATCACCTACTTCAGGCTTTTCTTATTCATCATTAGTGTTTAATCAAGAAATGCCATATATTACTGTATCATCATATATTAGTTCTTATTATACTTCAGGAAATGCTAAATATAAAAAAAATAAAGACGGATTAGTTTCATTAAGTGGGACAATAACATTAGGTCCAAATTCAAGTACTTTTGAAGATCTTTTTTTATTAAATGTAAATTATTTGCCAACAAGTAATCTTAGGATTCCTGTTATTATTCGTAATAGTTCAAACCCTACAATTGGAAATTTAATTATAAATATCGCAACTTATGAAGTTAGTATGCAAAGTATCACAGGAACAAATTTATCAAGTGCTGTAGTTTATTTAGATGGAGTATCATTCTATAACAACTAATCCCATCCCAATGCAAGAACCAAAGAAGTCAACATCACTTGAAAGAAAAGTAGAAGCATATCCAAATCCGAAGTATCATACGTTAGTTGTAAACTATGCAAAAGACCAAGATGTTAGTCGGTCAGAAGTGGTCGGTGATGCGTTGCGGTTATACTTTGATTCAATGCCAAAGGATAAGATTGAACGGCTACTAAAGTCATAAAAAAGAATTGTAATGTACAAGCCTCTCATACGTTGGGGGGCTTTGTATTTTTGCACCTATGGAGATGGAATTTGAATATTGCATTGATTGTAACGCTGATGAACCAATAATGTTGGTCAATCGTCAAATCGGTGCATCTTACAATGAAGAAGGTGAATGGGATGAAGTTCCATACATCGATGGTGCTAAATTCCAAGAAGAGTTATTATGCCTTGATATGATGGGCAAAAAAAGAATCCAAGTATGGATAAACTCAGAAGGCGGTAGCGTTCTTCAAGGAATGAATATCTTCAACGCAATTATCAAGAGTCGCACTCCTGTTGACACTTACAATGTAGGTGTAGCGGCATCAATAGCAGGTGCGTTATTTATGGCAGGACGCAAACGTATTATGTCCGACTATGCTCAGTTTATGATGCACCCAGTAAGCGGTGGCGATACCAAATCAATGGATGCTTTCAAGACATCAATTGCAACAATGTTATCCGCAAAGTGTGGTATTGAGATTGATACAATTATGTCCTTTATGGATGTCACTACTTGGATGGATGCAAACAAATGTAAAGACTTAGGTATTGCAACGGATATTGAATTTACAAGTTCTTTGAACAAGAAATTCGTACCAAATACAACTGCTGATATTATGCCTTACGCAGACAAACTTATAAATAAATTAATCACTAAAACTAAACCAAAAATGACACAAGTCACGAATAAGTTGAACCTTAACGCAGATGCAAACGAAGCATCAATCGTAGAGGCTATCAACAAGTTGCAAGAAGCAACAAATGTCGCTACTGCTGCAACCGAAACGGCAAACAATGCTCGTATCGAAGCAGAAGCAAGAATCGCTTCATTAGAAGCAGAATTAACCCAAGCTAAAGCAGAATTAGAAGCATCTAAAGAAGCTACATTGGAAGCAGAAGCTACTGCATCAGCTACCGAATTGGTAAACACATTTAAGGCTCGTATCGGTAACAAAGCCGAAACATTCACTAAATGGGTTAACCTTGCTAAGTTGGATATGGAAGGAACTAAGTCAATCTTAGAAGACTTGCCATTGAACGTAGCAGCACCAAAACCTAACGATGCACCTGAAGGATTGAAACCTCAAACTGCTGCATCTATTATGGCTAACATCACCGCTAAAAACCAAGTTAAAAACTAAACCCTCATAATTCTAAAATGAAACAAACACAAAAATTCGCACTATCACTTGTACTTATTGCCCTCGTTAGTACAACTCTGTCAATGGCAGTAGGTGCATCACCATTAATGGTAGCAGGGATTCTATTCGCTATTGGAGCAGTTATCGGTGCGGCTAAAGCATTTGGTGCAACTATTCCTAACTTAACTCCATCAGGTTCTTTGAAAGGAGACGGATTCACAATCTCTGATGCAACCTACGCAGGTGAAGCAGCAGCTCAGTTCATCGTTCGTGCCATCACTGGTAACGATACAGTTCAAGGTGGTCACGTTTATGTGAAAGATGGTATCAAGAAAAAGTTCACGATTCCACGTTGGGATGCTGACTACGAAGACTTGATTCAAGATCGTATGGCAACACCTGTTAGTAAAGGTGGTCAAACAATCGATTCTCGTACATTGACTCCTGCCGATTATATGATTTATATGGAGTTCAATCCTCGTGATTTTGAAGACCATTGGTATGCTCAACAACTTAACCCTACTTTAATCGACCGCACATTACCTGCATCAGTTGAATCAGTAGTTATCCAACAAGTATTAAAGCGTCACGATAGATATGTAAATAAGATGATTTGGGCTGGTGATTCAACTGGAACAGGTATCTACAAGTACTTTGACGGATTCGTTAAGAAAGCAACTGACGATGCTAACACATTGGATTTAGCAGGTTCTTCAATCTTGACTACAACTCTTGCTGCTAATATCTTAGCTGAAGTTCAACGTATCTATGACTTGATTCCTGCTTCTTTGAAGTATGACCCTTCTATGAAGTTGTTCTTGTCTTATGACTTGTATGATGCTTATGCTAAAGCTATCATCGCACAAACTTACAAAGGTGCTGACTATCAATCAATGCAGTTAGATTTGAAATATAGAGGTTTACCTGTAGTTCGTATTGCTGACTTCCCTGCTTACAAAATGATGTTCGCTAAAGGTAGTGCAGGAATGGATTCAAACCTTTGGGTAGGTATGAACTCGGTTGATGATGCTAAGTTGGAAATGAATAAAGTACAAAATAACTCTGAATTGTTCTACGTTAAAATGCTTTGCAAATTAGATGTTCAATTCGGATTCACACAAGAAGTAGTAAACTACGTTTAATATGAGTTACACTAAAGAACAGATTCTCTCAATAATAAAAGAAGAAGTAGCCTTCAATAGCCATATCGAAAAGGTATGGCTATCTGAAGACGGCTTAAGTTTTACTTGGAACGAGAATAGTAAAAACTATCCAACATCATTCTCAAGGGAAGAGATACTAAATCCCGAATCAACAAAAAAAGAAGTTAAAACAACAACAAAAAATAAATAGAAATGGCAACTACAAATAGATTTTTAGGTACAAAGAATACCGACAACACAGGACGCAAGATTTTAGTAGATACACAAACCTTAACATCGGCTTCTACTATCGCTTGTACGACTAAAGCAAACGCAACAAAGACATTCTTTATTTGCGCACTTTCAACAGCTACACCATCGGTAACAATCAATGTTGGTAACTCAACAACTGCTCCTTATGTTGGAGATGAGGTTAGATTCATCCTTAGTGCTGATGGTACTGCTCGTGTCGTTACTTTTTCTACAGGATTTACATCAGCAGGTACATTGAGTGTAACGGCTTCTAAGAAAGCTACTATCTCTTTCGTATTCAATGGTACAGACTGGCAAGAAATCGGACGAGCAGTAACAGCATAAGTTAACCTTTAAACCACAACAACAATGGCACAGCCAAATATAACCTTCATAGAAGGTAGCGGTGGATTAGGTCGACCACTTGAAAGTAAAGACCATATAAGCGGATACGCAGTATTCTCGTCAACTTATGCAACAGTATTGCCATCAGGGTTCACTACAACTGCAAGAGTTAAAGCCTTGTATAGTGCTGATGATGCAGTTGCAGCAGGTATCGTAAAGGATTATTCAGACGCTACGGCAGCATCAGGTTCTTATGCAGTTACGGCAGTTGGTTCAGATGGTAATACAGTAGAATTGAAGGTCGCAGATTTGAATCCATTAACAGGCGCAACTCGTACAACTTCACTCGGAGTTTATACCAAAGTTGCTGCTGATACAACCACTACTTTAGTAGCAACGGCTATCAAGAACATCATTAACTCAGGTACTGCAACTCACGGATATAGCGCAACGTCATCAACGGCAACGGTTACGGTTACAGCACCTAAGGCTCAGGGTTCATTCTTGAACTCAGGTACTCCAATAACTGCAACTTATGTAACAACAGGTACTGCAATCGCAGGTACTATCACTCAGTTCACAGGTGGTGCAAGTTCACAATCGGCAATTCACTATTATCATATTAGCGAGTTCTTCCGTATGCAACCAAAAGGTATCTTGTATGTTGGTTTGTACAACACATCAACTACTTACACCGAGATCACCGATATGCAAACTTATGCAAATGGTTCAATGCGTCAAGTAGCCGTGTTTAAAGATGGTACTTGGGCAAGTGGTGATATTACAATACTCAACACAATAGCGAATACTAATAAGACGAACTACAAGCCGTTGAGTATCTTATACGCAGGTAACTTGGTAGCAACTGCCGACATCACAACTGTATTTGATTTCTCTACTGCAACAACTAATCTTGTTACATCGGTCATCTCTCAAGATGGAGGTGGTAAAGGTAACTTCTTGTTTGAATCATCATTAGTAAGTGGTGCTAAGAAATCAATCACGAACATCGGTTGTGCATTAGGTACAATTGCATTGGCTAAGGTAAGCGAGTCAATCGCTTGGGTTGGTAAGTTTAATATCAGCGATGGTGTTGAGAATGAAATAGTCGAATTTTGCAATGGTCAATTATGGACAGCATTAAGCCAATCAGCATTAGAGGGATTATTCTCTAAGCGTCATTTATGGTCAAAGAAATTTACAGGTGTGAGCGGTACGTTTTGGGTAGATTCACCGTGTGCGGTCGCCACTACCTCAGACTATGCCTATATCGAAAACAACCGCACCATCTGTAAAGCGGAACGTAACTTGTACTCGGCTTACACTCCATTATTGAACTCACCTATCACGTTCAACGCTAATGGAACTATCACCGATAACACGATTGCTTACTTTGAGAATGTTGGTAATGCAGCACTTGACCAAATGGTTAAAGATGGCGAATTATCTGCTAAATCGGTGACAATCAATCCTACACAAAATGTACTTAGTACATCAACGCTAACTATCGCAGTAACATTGGTAATCAATGGAGTTGCACGAATCATATCTATTCCAATCGGATTTAAACCATCAATAGCATAACAAAATGGCAACAGCATTATTAAACGGAGTTAACTATTCAAGCGTTAATATCACCGTCATCATACCAATCTTAGGACCTGTAATCGGTATCACTAAGGTCGAATATATGGAAGAGCAAACTATTGACGATAACTATTCTCTTGGTGTTAATCCAACATCAAGAGGATTCGGTCAAAAAAAGTACACAGGATCTATAAGCATCTACAAAGATGTTTGGAATCGTATCATTGACGCATCACCTTTGAAAGACCCATTATCATTACCTCCATTCGAGGTAACGATAGTGTTCGGTGGGGCAGCAACAGGAGGGTATCGCAAAGAGACACTTCACGCTGTAAACTTCAAGTCGAATCCATTCTCAGTGAGTGCAGGAGATACAAAAGTATTGCTTGACATTCCATTGGCAATCGGTGGTATTGATAGAGTATAATTCGTAACTATTAAATCAAAATAAAGTGGCAAAAGAAGTAACAGTATTAACAGACATCATCAGTGATGAAGAACGCAAGAGTTATGAAGATAAGTGTATCGAATTAGCAACGGCACATAACGTAGGCAAAGTTCACGTTTGCGTACAATTCAAACCTGAAACTAACGAACGAATAGTAAGCTACATCAAAGAGCCAAACTATGTAAGCAAGTTAGCGTTAATGGGTAAAGCAAGTGAGTTAGATATGTATGCAGCAGGAGAAGAACTTCGGTTGATATACCAAATCAAAGAAGAATCGCATCCGTTGACTTATGGCGAAACGTACGATTGTGAGCCATATAAATTAGGTGTAGTTCAACATTGTCTTGGTGTTATTACCATCGTAACAAATCGCTTTAAAAAAAACTAAGCGAATACAAAATTAACAACGACACCGAAGATATACACCGTATGGCTGCGTATATTCGGTGTTGTTGTCATTTAGACCCTGAGGCATTATCAGATGATGAATTTGCAAAGGAGTATTGTAGAGCAAAGTGGTTCTTAGAAGTAGCACATCAAGTTAAATTCGAGTAATGGCAAACATAGTAGAATACATATTAGGACTTAAATCGGACGGCTTCCAATCAGGAATCAATGGTGCAATAGGTTCTACTCGTGCGTTGGATTCGGCATTTGATAAAGTTAAAACTACTGCACTCGGATTCTTTGGGGCTTATGAAGGATTGGCATTCATCAACAAGAGTGTTGATATGTTCAACGAATCGGCTCAAGCATCGGCTCAATTAGACGCAACATTAAGAAGTACGGCTAATGCAGCTAACTTGAATCGTGATGCGTTGGACAAGCAATCAGAAGCATTGATGAAGAAGTCATTGTTTGACGATGATGCCATCACGAGTTCTCAATCTTTACTTGCAACATTTACAAAAGTAAAGGATACCATCTATATGGATGCCATTCCTGCTATTGTTGATATGTCAACAAAGATGGGTGGTGATTTGCAAGGTACTACACTCCAAGTAGGTAAGGCATTGAATGACCCTATTAAGGGTATAACTGCATTGTCAAGAGCAGGTGTATCGTTCACCGAAGCGCAGAAATCTACCATCAAAAGTATGGTTGCAATGAATGATGTTGCAGGTGCGCAGAAGTTAATACTTCAAGAATTACAAGGCGAGTTTGGTGGTTCAGCATTGGCTGCATCACAAGTCGGTACTGGTCCAATGGTTGTACTAAAGAACGAATTTAACAATGTGCGTGAAGAGATTGGTGGTATGGTAATGGCATTGATAATGGACTTGAAACCTGCATTAACATCTTTGATAGAAGGATTAAG